CCCCTGCAACCCCGAAACCCAAACCGATCGACCCAACCGAAGGAGACGAAACAATGCACGGATGCTGGTATCACCCGAACCCCAAGGACAAGAACACCCGCGTATACCTGCTGTTCAACGAGACCAGCGGATTTTATCATGAGTTCTCCAACGGCACGGGTAGGGGCGCTTTGTCGTCTGGCTATGTGAATCCGATCGCCAAGAATTGGGACACGAAGGCTTGGCCTGAGATCACCGCCGGACACGCCAAGGCCGTCAAGCACGGCTGCGACCTGGTGCGCAAGGGGGCCTGACATGTGGCAGATCGACAAGACGATTCCCCTATCTGCACGCCGCTGGATCTACGGGGTCGCCACCGCTGTGATTCCGCTGCTCATCGCCTACGGTGTGGTCGATGATCAGACCGCCCCGCTGTGGGTGGCCCTGGTGGCTGCGGTGCTGGTTCCCGGTATGGCGACGGCTGCGACGGTGCCGTCGAGCGCCTCGGTGGTGGTCGAGCCATCCGATGATCCACAGCCAGAGGCTGTCGAGGATGGCCCTGCGGTGATCGACGCGGAGGCGGCTCCACGCCGGGCGGCTGATCCAGATGTGGATGATTTGGCATGAGCGAGCCGAAGCTCCCCTCAGAATACAAATTCGGTTTGGTGACGGCCCGGGCGATCCGGGCCGTCGGAGACATGGGGCCCGAGGATGACCCCTATCCTGACGGACCACCGGTGAAGCTGGATAGGGCGGTGACGTTCACCCCGGCAGACCGGTGGCGTCTGGTCCCCGGCGACCCGTCGCAGCGTGTCATCCAAGAGGCGATCGTCGCCGACTTCGACGCCGACGGATATTTAAGCTTGAACGGCCAGCGTGGCCTGTGGCTGTATCACGGCCTGTGGCATGTGCGGTTTGCCGACGAGCTGGGCTGGGACGGCATCGACATTCAGGTCACCGCCGAGCACACCCAGGACCATCCGCTGGACCTGTGGACGGCGGCGGGATTTGTGCCCGCCCCATCGGTGACGGTGACGACCCTGCTGGTGCCTGCCACCGTGGCCGACGGGGATGTGCTCATCCGTGAGGGCGATCACGTCACTGGTGTGCCCCAGACCCGATTCATCGGCCCGGCTGGGCCACGGGGTGCACGGGGGGAACCCGGGCCACCGGGTCAGCCGTCGACATTCACCGGGGCGGGCAAGGGGCGACCGGACATGCCCGACACCCTCGACGCCGCCGGGCGCAGCTGGGTGGCATCTGCACCGGTGGGTGCCGTGTGGTGCTCCACCGATGGCGCCGGGGTGGGGGCGTGGCAGTGGCAGAAACTGCCTTCCGGATGGAGCGTGTCGATGGGAGACACTGGGGTGGTCAACCAGACCAGCAGCCCGGCGTTCATCTCGGCACTCACGTCGCCGGACGGCACCCTGCAGCTGTCCTCCGATGCCTTGATCACGGCGCGGCGCATCGGCTCGCTGGTGATCCTCAACACCACCCTGAAGCACACCCGGAACGTGTCGTCGGTCACCGCCGCGGGGATGCCTCTGGGGTGGCGTCCGCGGATTGCCTGTTCCACGCCGGCGCTCACGGCGTCCAGCAGGGACGTGTGCCGACTTTTCCTCAACTCTGGTGGCAACCGCTCATCCATGACTGGTGATGTCGTGGACAATCTGGAGGTGCATGCGGTGTTCGATACGGATGATCCGTGGCCGACCAGCCTCACATGATTCCATGATCTCCTGTCGAGGATCACTCTCCCCCGGGATGCCCATTCGGGTGTTCCGGGGGTCTTTTCGTGTCTCTGGAGGCAGTTTCACCGGTGTCAGATGTTCTACCAATGTTCTACCGATTTTTCGGTGACCGGTGTTTGCCCTAGTCAAATGGGTATAGAAAGCTCCCCCGACTGGACTCGAACCACCGGCATACGGGCTACCGAGGATGTATCGCGATCCCCTGCCTGACTAGGAGAAACGCTCTCTGACTAGGGGTGATGCGGCGCGTCTCGGGAATCCCTCGGTAGTGAATGAGGGGAACAAAGTGACTAGAATGGTGTCAGATGTTCTACCAATGTTCTACCAACCCAGGGTGCAATGAGCCGAACCAGAACTTTCCGACGCCGCTCCACCATCGGAGCCATCTGGAAGCATCGCGAACGATGGGCAGCAAAATACAAGCGTCACGGCGTCTGGCACACCCCGGGTCACACCTTCACCACGGCAAAGCTGGCAGACGACTGGCTGTGTGACGAGCAACGCCTCATCGACCGAGGCGAGTGGACACCACCCGCCGACCGCCGCCGAACCACCCGGATCGACTCGACCACCTTCCGAGACTATGCGTCGCGCTGGATAGACACGCGCCTCAAGAAAGGCCAGCCGCTCGCAGAGGCGACGAAACACGAGTACCGCCGCTACCTCAAAAACTACGTTGGTGACATCGGCGACGAACCGCTGGCAGGAACCACACGCAACGACTGGCGCGAATGGTACGGCAGGCTGTGCCCCGACAAACCCGTCCAGCGAGCCAGAGTGTATGCGTTCGTGTGCTCCGTGCTCACCTCGGCCGTGGATGACGAGCTGATCCCTGCCAGCCCCCTGAAAATCCGGGGCGCCTCCCGGGCGGTCAGCGACAAAACCAGCCTTCGGCTACCCACCGCCGCGGAGATCGACACCATCGCCGACCACATGCCACCCGACACCAGACTTGCCGTGCTGCTGGCCGCATGGTGTGGTCTGCGCGCCGGCGAGATCATCGCCCTGCAGCGCCGCGACATCGACTTGGAGGCCCCGTCGGTGACCGTGGCCCGGGCCGCATCCCGCGCCGGGGCACAGTGGATCGTCAAGGCACCCAAATCCGAGGCAGGACGGCGCATCGTCCCCATGCCCGGTTTCCTCGTCGCCGAGGCTAGGCAGCATCTTGACCGCTGGACTGGTCCACGACGGGATGACTGGGTGTTCCCTGCCGACGATGGCGGCATGCGCACCCATGCCGGGCTGATCGGCACCCGAGGCGGACGCTACAAGGACGGCCGTCCGAAATATCCCACCCGCTACTGCAAGGCCATCGATGAGGCAGGGCTGGGATGGGTGACGTTCCACATGCTGCGGCACTTCTTCGGCACACAGGTGACATGGCAGGGCGCAGGACCCAAGGATGCCATGACGTTGATGGGTCAATCGACGATGTCCGCGTGGCAGCGCTACCAGCACACCGACCCGCAGCGGCAACGCGAACTGGCCGCCGCCCTTGACCAGCTGCACACCGGCGACACCACTGCTGCCCCGGAGTTTTCGGGTGACCTGCTGGGGCGTCTCACACCCGACCAGATCGCCGCCATGATCGACACCCTCAGCGACGACGAGGCCGCCGAACTTCTGTCCGGCCTGCCACCGGAACGCCTCGCAGACATATGGCGGGCAAGACGCTCATAAAAAGCATGCTCGGCTATGCTTGCATCAGCACAGGAAGGAGGAGACATGCTCATCAAGGATTTGGCGCAGATCGACGCCGAGAACGTTCGCCGTGAACACTGGGACGGCACCTTCCCCGTGGACCCCATCGTCATCGCACGGCGAATGGGTGTCACCCCATACCTGTCCCGCCTGGGTGACACGTCAGGACTGATCGTGCGCCCCGCAAACAAACAAGCAAAAATCTACATCAACCAGTTCGAGTCGAAGGCCCGTCAACGTTTCACCTGCGCCCACGAAATCGGCCACTATGTGGAGCGCACACGCAACGAAGACAACTCGTACACGTTCCGGGATCGCCGCTCCGGTAAGGCCGACACTCCCCACGAGTGGTATGCGGATTTCTTCGCCGCGAACCTCCTCATGCCGCAAGCCGCCTTCGAGGAACTCGTGGAAGTCCACGGCGCCACCTGTAGTGAACTGGTGGACTACTTTGGTGTGTCCATCAGTGCCGTACGCACAAGGGCCAGACTACTGGGGCTGGGCAATGACATCTGAAGGCGACACCGACACTCGCGGTGCCCATGGTGCAGAGTCTCTGAACAAGGACGTCACATATTCACAGGCTGACGCCGATTTTGGTGCCAGGTCGCAATCCTTGAAGCCTGACACGTTGGATCACCGGGAGCGTGAGCAGGACCTCCGGGAACGCGAGCAGGCCCTTGCCCAACGAGATCGGCTGTTCAGGGTGGTTGTGGTCATGGTGATCGTGTCGCTGGTGATCGGCACGGGCATCATCATCGCCTACATGTGTGTGGTGCGTGGCCGGGTGGATTATCGGGTGATCGTGGCCTGGTATGGCGGTGTTGCTGCACAGACGATTGGTGTGCTTGCCGTGATGACCCGCAACCTGTTCCCCGGCAAGTATCGCCGAATACCGAGAAGGTAGACACAAGGAATCAGTCATCTGTTGCGGAAGCTTTGTAAACGATATTGAGGAAATCAAGCGAACGACATGTAGCGGCAACTGCCACCGCGAGTGCAGCCAAGGTCATCCCGAAGGCAAATCGCGCAGACCAATACGTCACAGGTATTGCCAGCAGGGCCATCACGGCACTACAAGATGTCTCGGCCACCGTGTGAATCCATGTCTGTCGAAGCTGTTTCCCATGCCTCTTCCTGATCTCGCGGATAGGAACTGAGGACGATTGGTAAACCGATGAGCAAGCAAATGTGACCACCGTCGCCAAGATCGCGATGACTGCAGCGGCCGCTCCAGCGAATGCATCCGCCTTCATCTCAACTAGATGAGCCGGAAGCCATATAGCCGCAAAACCGACAATGGCGAAAAAAGTATCGGTGTACGGATGATCACGCCAATAATCTTTCATCGCCTCACCCTCTCACAATATTCATAGCTCTTATTATATCATCTTCTTTTTCATATACAGCACGTTCGAGCGTCTCAACAAGTGCAGATTCCTCGATTCGGTTCGTAGCGTCGAGGGGTAGCTCGATAGATGTGGCAAGATCATGCTCCAAGAGTTCGACAACACTGGCCATATCGCCGTCCATGATGGTTGCTTCAACTTTGTTGGCGTTATCAGGCACCTTTTCCCTGTCCAAGAGACCCTTGAGACGTCTCATACCGACATGTGATCGTTTCGGGCTTGGGATATCAATCTTCACGTTGACATGGATTGTGGACTGTAGCGCATCTGCAATGTCTCGCATAGAACTTGACAGTCGTGCATCTTCGGAGAACAGGCCAGACGGGAGAACATCCCCAACGAAGGACACCGAGCGTGCTTCACTGGCACGCCGAAAAGCTTCGATGTCACCCTTAACGATTAGTGGACGTGCCTCCCACCTTCCCTTTTTGAGGGGGTGTAGAGCGTTTGCAATCGCTGCGACGGCTTTGCATGTTGGAGCTCCAGCCATGGCACCCAACATGCCGAATGCATTCGAGTCATAGAACGTGGCATAGTTCGCCCGCGCGAAGAAGTCATCAACGTTCTCAAGCTTGATTGGTTTGATCTCTAACGAAGAACTATCGACAGCTTGGGCATCAAGATCAGGTACGCGTTTGGCAATGATGATCGACCGTTTCCCCCGAGGTCCAAAAACATACTCGACTTCATTATCACCAGGAACGCGATGATCGCTTTCATCTGCGTTACGCAGCATATTAGCCCAGTCGACACAAGGAGCTACCACATCCATGCCATCAGGAGAGTGAACCGCCAGTTCAAAGAATTTTACCTTACGACGTTTCGATGCCGATGTGCTCATGCTCAGTCCCGGCTTCCGCTGTTCTGGTTGTGGTTGCTTCATGTCTCATCCCACTCATTTGGGTTGCCCTTGGGCTGGCTGCAGCGCCTGGCAGTCAATGTCATATCGTTCTGGTCCAATCGCTCAGCGATGGGCACGAATGCTATGTGCATCATTTGGCACGGGGCTTCGCAACCAGCCAGCCAGCCACAACACCAAGAGCAATGGCAGCCACACCAAAAACAACCACGAGCCACATACTCGCCGATGAGATGAGATAAATCCCCATGACACAGCAGACGATCAGGATGGCCAGGCCACCTATGGCACGTCCGGCACGCTCGGTGCTGTCCATGTCGATGTCTTTACCCTTGCGAATCATTTCCTCGATTTCGATTCGCCTTGAGTCGTATTCATGCTGGTTGATGTTGCCGCTGGCGAGCTGCTGGTCGAGGTTGGCTAGCATTTCTGATCCGATACGTTTCATGGCAGGTCCTTAGTGGTGATCAGGCTGGTATTTGGTTGAGCATGGCGTGCTCAGACAAAGCTACAAATTCTAAAACTCTAGGAACTGTCTTGGACGGCTGTGGCTCTCAAGACCAAGGCAGGAGAACACTTAGCTTGAGGTACACTCCTCACAGTAGCCGTGTTCCCCTATGACTCATTCGAGAAGAACGCCAACGTTTCACGAGTACCCATTTCGTTGTCGTCCCAATCAAGATGGAACGTCAATTTACTATCCTTCCCACTCACACATCCAAGATGGAAAATACGAGTTTTCCCGGGGAGAATAGTGCCCTCGATGATCTCATCTCCTCCAAAGTCCGACCCGTAGATGCACTTTGATGACTCTCCTCCGATAGTCGCAGAAGGCCACATCGTTGAAACATCAAGTGGTTTCTTGGTCGTGTTCTTCACATGTACGTCTACCTTGGTGATGAACGTTCCTCGGGGAAGATTTTCTGCTTCCGCCCATTGCGGGTCAAGTTTCTTCACCTGTTTAGGAAGTTTGGTGCTGATGTCCATCGTCGTTCCGTTGTCGAACTTTAGAGAAACCGTTTGCCCAAACTTGCCGACTTTCGGGTCGTATGACCATGACTCGCTGGGTGACGGTGTTGGGGTGCTGCTTCGTGATGGTGTCGGTGATGGGGACGTACTATCGCTGTCATGATTTCCGCCACACCCGGTGAGGGCGAGGCATGTGCAGGCGGCAAGGGCGGCAAGTTTACGGGCATGCATGAAGGTGACTCCTAGGTAGTCAGGCTGGGATGTGGTTGAGCATGGCGCGTTCAGCGTCAGCCAGTGTGGTGAGCCGGTCAGTGAGGACATCCTCGGTGACCCACAGCTCATCGGAGGCGGTGGCCATATCGACACCACCGGCCAAGGCCGATGCCACCGCGTCGATGTCTGGCAGGAGACGCCGGGCTGTCACATCACGGACGCGCTGCTCGGATGCCCACGTCACATCAGACACCAGCCCCAAATCGATGTGGACGAGTTCGTGGGCAAGGGTGCAGCGGCGCTCCCGGACAGTGAGGCCGGTGGCGATCCAGATGTGCTGCCCGTCGGTGGCACCCAGCTGTCCTGGTGGCAGGCCGCCCCAGCACAGGTCGAGTTGGGGCCGGGCGGTGAGGTCGGCCCACGGGTTAGGCAGGATCATCGCCCCACTCCTTCTCTTGGAGTTCCCGTTCGGTGGGATGGTCGACACGGTAGGCGGCGGCGTTTTCGGGTGCGGGCGGCGTCGGGTCACGAAGACGACGTATATTCGACGGTTGTTCCGTGCTCTGCCGTCCCATGATTCGCTCGGCATCCTCAACGATCTCGTGGGGGGCCACATCGAGCACCTTGGCAATGTCGGCAACCTGTGTGACCTTGATGTCACGTTGCGCACCAAGGATGCGCATCAGCGTCGATAGGGGCACACCGGACTGCTCGGATAGCTCACGCACGGTATGCCCGGAGACGGCGCGCTGCGCTCTGATAGCGGCTGCGACGGCCTCGTTAATGTCCATATGGGTAACTCTAGCACTCTGTACGGACAACAAGAAATCCCAAAATGTTCCCCGCTTGGACTTGCATGTTCCCGAAACCGGGTCTAACGTTCTCCACATGGAAACCACAAGTTACCCAGAGGCGGTCGCCAAAGCCGTCCGCAAGGCGATGGACAGCAGCGGAAGCAGCGTCCATGCGACCGCCATCAAATCAGGAATCCCATCCGCCACCATGCAACGCCGACTCACAGCACCGACTCGATACCCGTTCACGGTCGCTGAGATCGACGCCATCGCCCAGGCCACCGGAAAAAGCACATCGGCACTCCTTATTGAGGCAGAGGTGCTTGCAGCGCGACAGGGGCAGGCAGCATGACCAGCAACATTCAGCCATTCACCTACGAGGATCATACGGTCCGCGTCGTCACCATTGACGGTGAACCGTGGTTCGTCCTTTCCGACCTGTGCAAGGTACTCGATCTCCCCCAGGTCAGCCGCGTCAAGGCTCGCCTTGACGATGCCCTTACTCAGAGTAAGGGCATCACAGACAGCATGGGGAGAGCCCAGGAAGCCACTGTCGTCAGCGAGGCTGGCATGTACGAAGTCATCATCCGATCCGACAAGCCGGAGGCAGTTGCCTTTCGACGCTGGGTCACCTCAGAGGTTCTCCCCTCGATCCGCAAGCACGGCGGCTACCTCACCGATCAGAAGATCGAGGACATCCTCGACAACCCGGACACGATCATCCAGCTGGCCACCAAGTTGAAATCCGAACGTGCCAAGCGCGCCGCCTTGGAGAAGCAGGCCGCCATCGACACCCCCAAGGCCAGATTCGCCGACGCCGTGTCCGCATCACACACATCCATCCTCATCGGCGATTTGGCGAAACTGCTACGCCAGAACGGCTACGAGATCGGCCAGAACAGGCTGTTCGAAATGCTGCGACGCGACGGCTACCTGTGCGCCGCTAAGGGCGGCATGTGGAACATGCCCACCCAGAAGGCCATGGACCTCAACCTGTTCGAGGTGAAGGAAACCACCATCGTGCATTCCGACGGCCACGTGTCGATCTCGAAAACCACCAAGGTCACCGGCAAGGGCCAGGTGTATTTCGTCACCCGCTTCCTGGATGGTCGGCTCCCCAAAGGCAT